TATTGAAACGGTGTCACGCACCGATGGATCGCGCGACCTAATTTACATTTATCGCCCGGCCGGCAAGGACAGCAAGCGCGTATTTAACAGCGATGAAATCATCCACATAAAGAATATTACGACTGATGGAGTGGTGGGACTTTCCACGGTCGCGACATTGCGTAAGACATTAGGCGAGGCCATTAATACGCTTAAGTACGGTAATGACTTTTACCGCAACGGTGCGCGCCTGACCGGAGTTATTGAAGTGCCTCAGAAGTTGGACACCGATGCGCTTAAGAACTTGCGACAGTCATGGTCGGATCTTCACGAAGGCCCGAAGGCTAAGACAGGTACAGCGATATTAGAGCAGGGATCGACATATAAGCCGATTTCTTTGTCTCCTGTAGATGCTGATTTTTTACAAAATAGAAAATTTGGCGTCGAAGAGATTGCGCGGATATTCCGTATACCGTTGCATCTATTGCAGCACTTGGATCGCGCTACTAATAACAATATCGAGCAGCAGTCGATAGACTATGTGGTCAATACGCTACGCCCTTGGATAAAGCGGCACGAGCAAGAATATAATCGTAAGCTATTTACGGAAAATGACAAAAAGCGCGGCTATTTTGTAAGATTTAACATGGAAGGACTACTTAGGGGAGACTCAAAGTCAAGGTCTGAGTATTACAGCAAGATGTTTAACATAGGCGCAATGTCTCAGAATGAGATACGCAATTTAGAGAAAATGAACCCGATTGAGGGCGGCGACACACACTACACGCCTGTTAACCTTGTCGACGACGAGGGCCGGGTTACGCAAAATACAAATACAGATGAAGAATAAAGAGAAGCGCGTCACTCCTGACGCTAAGATTGAGCTGCGACAAGAGGACGATAGACAGCAAGTGCGCGGCATTGCGTCTAAAGTTGGCGTTGTCTATGACTTGGGTTTTTTCTCAGAAGAGATTGCACCAGGAGCATTTGACAACGTACTCAATGACGACGTTCGGGTACTATTTAACCACGACGCAAACATGGTACTGGCGCGCACAGCGTCAGGAACTGGCCGGGTCTTTTTAGACAATGCCGGGAATCTTAGCTATGAATTTGACACGCCAAATCGAAGTTATGCCAAAGACCTAGAGGACATGATACGGACAGGTGATGTATCGCAGTCCTCATTTGCATTTATTGTAGCGGAGCAGGAGTGGCAGGAGCGCGACGGCAAAGATCACCGAGTGATTACCCGCGTCGAGCAATTAATCGACGTGTCGCCTGTGACGTATCCTGCATCGCCTGACACGGAGGTAGCATACAATTCACTTGACAAAGTCAAGACAAAAAGAAATACAAAGAAGCTGGCCGCAGCTGAACGTGAGCGGCATTTAACATTACTTAACGCAAAAATGAAACTATGAGCGATTTACGCACAGTTCTCGAGAAGAGAAAAAACGCTTACGTTCAGCTAAATGATCTGAACAAGCGAGCAAAAAAAGAGGGTCGCGACCTATCCGCCGATGAGAAAGATCAATGGAATAAGCTAAGCGCTGACATTGATAATTTGACCGAGCAAAAAGAACGACTAGAGCGACAGAAAGAACTCGACGCGCAATTTGCTGAAAAAGTAGACCGTCAGAAGCCTACGCAAAAAGACACGCCTAAATACCGCGATGTTTACACAAAGTGGGCGCAATTTGGTAACGCTGCATTAAGTTCTGAAGAGCGCAGTGTTATCCAAAAGCGGGGTACAGATACGCAGGTGACATCTACTGACGACCTCGGTGGATACACTGTACCGGAAGACTTTGGCGCCGAGATTATTAAGTCATTGGCTCAGTATTCTGGCATGGTAGAGGCATCTCGCATTTTACGAACTGCGACAGGCGCGCCACTCCCTTATCCTACTTTGGACGAGACATCTGTAAAAGGATCTCGATTAGGCGAGGGTTCTGCTGATACGGTATCTGACATGACGTTCGGTCAAAAGACATTAAATGCGCACAAGTATACATCTGGTGTGATTAAGATATCGCGCGAGTTGGTACAGGACAGCGCATTTAATCTTGACAGCGAAGTATTGCAAGTCGGTACTGATCGGATCGGTCGCATCTTGAACGAAGAGCTAACGACTGGCGACGGATCAAGCAAGCCTAATGGTATATTGAATGCAGCGTCTGTTGGTGTCACAGCATCAGCTACGGATGCGTTTACACGCGACGAGATTATTGACTTAATCCACTCAGTAGATAGAGCATATCGACCTAATGCGGCGTTTATGTTGAACGACAGCGTTTTGAAGGAAATCAAAAAACTGACTGTCGGATCTGCTGACGACAGACCATTGTGGCAGCCATCTATTAGAGAAGGCGCACCGGACCAGATCGAAGGGTTTAACTATGTCGTGAATAACGACATGGAAGACTTAAGCGCGGTATCTAATAAGATATTTGCCTTCGGTGATTGGTCAAGATATTATGTCAGAATTGCACAGGACATTGTACTGGCGCGATCCACTGACCGATACGTCGAAGAGTATGTAGTAGGATACTTCCTATTCTTACGTGCCGATGGTGAATTGATGGACACCAATGCGATTAAGACAATGGCATTAGCAGCATCTTAAGATGAAGGTTAAGTTAATTAAGACATTAATAGGTAAAGCCAAGGCCGGGGAGGTAATTGACCTCCCCGATGCCACGGCTAAGCGACTAATAGATAAGAAGGTTGCATTACCTGTGAAGTCTAAAAGAAAACGGAACACAAAAGCAAAGCAGTCAAATGTGGAAACTCGCGGAAAGAAAGGGAAGTCGTCCGGTAAGTCTTGAGCAGGCTAAAGTCTGGCTAAGAGTGGACGACGACATAGAAGATGACTTAGTGTTATCTGCTATTGATGCGGCTGTGGAGACGGTTGAGAAATACACTTCCAGGCTGTTAATCCCTTCTACCATTGAGGAGAACTTTGACCGATTTGCATACAGAATGCACCTACGCTGGCCACCGACCTCGATTACGTCGGTAACGTATATTGACGAGAACGAGGCAGAACAGACCTTATCTGGATTTGTGCCCAATGTAGGCAACGCATATAAAGAGATGAGGATTACGACCGATACGACATTTCCGTCTATCGGCGATACACCCTATCCGATTACCGTAACGTATGAGAGCGGGTACGATGATGTACCTGCGCCTCTACTTACAGCGGTGAAGTTGATATTGGGTAAGATATACGAGAATAGAAGCGACGAGCGCGAATTGCAGCAGGTAAGTACGGTAATACCGACTACAGCCGAATATTATATGGACTTGTACGCAATAAGAAGATTTTAAGTGGGCAGACTAAACAAAATCTTTCAGATTGGTGCTTTTGATAGGCGCGTAGAGTTACACACGCCGACAGTGAGCACTGACGACTACGGACAAGACACGTCCAGTGCGAGTACAAGTGTAACAGTATGGGGCTGGATTGATTGGTGGAAAGGAAGCGAGGGCGATGATAGCGGAAAGGAGAATGTTTATGCTGACTTTAAAATTTGGATACGGTACAGAAGTGGAATGACTGAGGATATGTTTGTCAAGTACGATGGCGAAGAGTACGATATTACGTTTATCGAGGAGCGAGGCCGCAAGCGGTTTTTAGGGTTACACTGCGTAAATAGACGACGACAATGAGTAGATCACTTGCAAGTTTTGAGACCAACTTTGGGCCTGAGATTAAGGCTATAGAGAAGAAGTTGTTGAAGCTATCCGAGGATGTGCAAAAAGAGGGTCTTAAGAAGATGAAAAAAGCAGGCCGGATTGCAAGGGACGCGGCGCGTGCTAATTTGTCGAGTAAAACAAAGAACAACACGCCGACAAAAAGATACGATGCAGCAGGTAACCACGTAGCGACGTATTACCCGGGCAACCTACAACGGTCAATTCGAGTGCTACCGTTACGAAAGGCAAAGTTTAGCGTGCATATTGGGGCGTTCATGCCAAAGCGAAACAGCCGCGGCGATTTCAGAGGCAATAGAGTCGATGGATGGTACGCGCATTTTGTGGAGCGCGGAACGGCTAAGACAAAACATAGCGGCTATAAATTTATGGACAAAGCGTTTAATCAGACGAATCCTATAATGAAGGCTAAGATATTGAATGATTTAAAAGATATAGTAGAAGCGCATGATCGGTAAAGCGATATATAATATTTTACAGACTATCCCGGTACGGTGCCATCCGCATCGCGCACCGCAGACGGCGGGCTATCCGGTAGTGGTCTATAATATTACGAATGTTAATCCGAGTGATACGAAGGACGGCGCAAGTACATTGGATATTACGACTGTGGCAATATCGGTATTTGCCAAAGATTACGAGGAGATAAACGACATAGGCGCACAGATACGAGCAGCGATGGACTACATAAGTCACGGAACATATAACGGAGTGAAGATACAAGGCATTCGTTTTGCGAACCAAAACGAACACGCCTACGACGATAAAGCGAAAGTGTACGGAGTAGAATTTAATTACAACATAAGACACGACCGGGCATGATAGAGAATTTAGAGTTTAATTTTATTGGCAAGTATGCACTATACGCATCTACAGATTACGAGCACAAGCTGAATTTAAAGGAAAGCGACGACACTACTATTGACTTGTCGAGTGGATGGGCGGCGCGGATGGACGTGCGCGACGATAGCAATAACTTAATAATTCGTTTTGACAGCACGGCGGGCGGCATTACATTATCAGCTACAGATCCGAATATTACATTATCAGCCACGGACGCAGAAACCGATTTAACGCCTGGCAGGTATAATTACGACTTACGACTTGAGAACACGGATAGTGAGCAACAAATATACATGAGAGGAGCGTATCACATTATAGCTACACAAACTGAGGCAATATGAAAATAGCAGTAACACGACCGCAGAAGGTGACGCTATACGTATCGCCTGACTTTCAGAAGCTGACTGCCGACGCCAAAGAGGCCGCTGAGGCTGCTGGAACATCTGAGAGTAATGCGGCGACAAGTGCGGCGGACGCCGAAACCTTCAAAAACCAATCTGAGTCGGCAAAAAACGCAGCCGAATTTGCACAGTCCGAAACGGAGTCTTTAAGAAACGAGGTGATAATAAAGACATTAGAAGCACTCACAT